CAATAAGAATGAAATCAAATTTACTGAAAAGGTTGTTGCAGAACTAATAAATAGTCATTTTCCAGATTGGCGTAAGGTATTAAATAATCTTCAACGGTATTCTATATCTGGTGAGATTGATGCTGGTATTCTAGTAAATCTTGGTGATAAAAACATCAAAGACCTTATGACCATGATGAAGAAAAAGGAATTCACCAATGTTCGCAAATGGGTTGTCGATAATCTTGATAATGATTATGATAAGTTATTTCGTGCTGTTTATGATAATCTTTATGAGTATATGGATTCTAACAGCATTCCTCATGTTGTTATCATCTTGGGTGAATATCAGTATAAGTCAGCTTTTGTTGCTGATCAAGAAATTAATATGATGGCTTGCCTAACTGAGATTATGGGGAGAGCAAATTTCAAATGACCGAGCCTACTAGAATTCCCCTTGTTAGGAATGAGGTTGTAAGTTATGACTTCAATATATCTCGCCCTATCTTAGTTAAGAATATACTTGATAAGGTTAGTGTAGAGTTGCATAACAGTCTAAAACAAATCATTCTTAAAACAGGCGATGAATGGAAGGGTCAGGCAACAATTGTTCAAGCAAATATAACTAATCTTAACATGCATGAACGTCACGATGAATTTAAGAAATTGTGTGATATAATAATTCCATATGCTGAGAAGATGGGTTCAACACCTATCAAGTGTAGAACGTCTGATTGTTGGGGTGTGTTATATAATAGAGGACAATTTTCTGTGGCACATGCTCACTGGCCAAATGTTTGGTCTTGGTGTTATTATATTGATACACCTAAAGGATCAAGTCCGTTAGTTTTTCCAGATGGTAAAGATGGAAACCATTATGTGTTTCCAGACTCAGGAGATGTAGTTTTGTTTCCTGCTTGGGTTAGACATGAAGTTCCACCATATGCATGTGATGAAAAAAGAATTTTGGTTGCTGGAAATTTAGAAAGAATTCCATATAGGGAATTACCAAAACCGAGCTTATTAGCTCTACTTGCGAGGTCTGTTTAAAATGATATGTAAAATTTATGATAACTTATTAGAGCCTCATGTTGCTGAACTTATTGATGCTGAAATTCGTAATGTATATTGGAAATATGATTATAACTCAAATAAAAAAATAGGGATACAACCACATTGGCATCATCTTTGTGGTCATGATGAAGAAGGTGTTATTGCAAATAATTTTGGTTATCTTCTGCCTATATGGACAGCTGCAGCACATAAACTGCAATTAGAAAAGTACTATAAAATAACCGAATGGAAGCGTTTGTATTTGAATGCTCATACCAATGGTGTAGAACCACATATGCATGTAGATGATGGTGATTTTACGATGATGTATTATCCAAAGTTAGATTGGAAACCAGAGTGGCTTGGCGGTACTACAATTTGGGATGATGAAGGTAAAAATATTGATAGATATTGTAACTATATTGGTAACAGATTATTAATTTTTCCTGCTAAAAATAAACACCAAGCAATGCCTGTATCTAAATTTTGTTATGAGTTAAGGCCTGTTGTTGTTTTTAAATTATTTGTTAAAGATAGAGAAAATATTGACAGACTTGATTTTTACAAAAAAGATTGATTTTCTAAAATCTTTGGGTTGTGATTCTGTAGGACATAAGAATCAAACTTTATTGAGCCATCTTATAGGAGTTCATGATTTGTTAAAAGAGTGGGATGCTCCAGAATACTTACAGGATGCTGGATTATTTCATTCTGTATATGGAACAACATATTTTAAACCAAAGATGACTGTGGATAGGAATGCTGTTTGCCAACTAATAGGTGAACATGCTGAAGCAATTGCAGCGATATTTTGTTTTCTTCCTGCTCCTAGACTTAATGGTATATATAAAGAAGAGAATGAATTATTAAGAAATGATCTGATTTTATTAAATAGTGCAAATGAAGAAGATATATCTTCAAAGAGCATGATGACTTGGGAAGAAGCATATAATGTATGAATTGAAAGTTAAAAGTGGAACGTATAAATCAGACAGCTGGATTGCGTTGTGGTGGGCAGTATTTTGCCATCGCCTTTCACACTTCCGTAAGGGTGAAGGATTTGCTGACTAATGTATGAGTTGAAAGATTATCTTAATGCAGTAAATCACACAAAAGAAAACTTGCTTGATACAGAAGATGAGGAATGGGAGAGAAAATACCCACCTTTCATCGTCAATAAATGCGTTGCTCCTTTTCCTGATACCGTTATGTTGGTGAATGAGATTAATCAACTACCACATTTAGATAAGAAACTCCAGTTTGATTTTTTGATAAATAGTCTAAGACCAAGAAAAAGGTACACCCCTTGGCTGAAGGCGATGAAATTAGAGAATCTAGAGTATGTTAAAGAGTATTATGGTTATAGTAATGAAAAGGCAAAATCCGCTCTTGATATATTGACTGATGAACAAATTTCTGCCATAAAAAGAAAATTATATAAAGGTGGAAAAGATGGATGATATTAAATGGACACAGGAGCATATGTTAGAAATAGGTTTGAAAGAACCTGATGACTTCTTAAAGGTGAGAGAAACCTTATCACGAATTGGAGTAGCCTCTCGTAAAGAGAGAAAATTGTATCAGTCTTGTCATATACTACACAAACAAGGTAGATACTTCATTGTACATTTTAAAGAGTTGTTTGCACTCGATGGAAAGAATACTAACTTATCTGAAAATGATATTGCAAGAAGAAATACAATTGCTAATCTATTAAAGGATTGGGGATTGATCAATGTTATTGGAGATTCATCTGAAGTAGCTCCACTTAGTCAAATCAAAGTACTGGCATTTCGAGAAAAAGATGAATGGACGCTTGAAACTAAGTATAATATAGGTAAGAAAAAAGAAGTATAATGGAACAATTTAAGTCATTCATCACAGAGGCAAAAGACGAGAAATATCGTGTCCTTGTCATCTCAACTGAAAAGGGTGAGAAAGCTATTACTGCTAAACGAATGAAGGAAGAAGCTGACAAGCTTGGCTATCCTATTTACGTTGCTGGTATGGATGGTACTTATACAAAATTTGAAAATGATGTTCGGACTATTCATACATCTGATGATGACAAAGGTTTTGAAATTCATGTTGAGGATACAGTTGTTTTTATTCGAGGTACACCAGAAAGAGATAGTTGGCTTGACCTTATATCACAACTAGAAAAAGCTGGTTATTGTGTAGTTAATAGTAGAGAATGCATAGAACTTGCTGGTGATAAATATCGTACATATCTACGACTACAAGATTTTGGGTTAACACAACCTAAAACTGTTTTAGTTCCAAATGAAGATGGGATTGAAACGGCGTTTAAAAATCTAGATACTAAATTCCCTATCATCATGAAAACTCTAAGGGGGTCTAAGGGTGTTGGTGTTCTTTTTATAGAATCAGAAAGAGGACTAAATTCTCTGATACAATTGTTATTCAAACAAGATAGCCAAGCTGATATTCTTATTCAAGAATATAAGAAAACTAAATTTGATATTCGTGTGTTAGTCTTGGGTGGTAAGGTTATAGCCACAATGCAACGAGATGTTTTAGAAGGCGACTTTAGAAGTAACTATTCTCAGGGTGCGAAAGTTAAAACTTATGACCTATCTGAACTTGAGATTGAACAATGCCTTCTGGCTGCTAAAGCAATCGGCGGTATGTTTACTGCTGTTGATTTTATCCCTTCAGAAAATACAAAGAAAAACCCACCATATATTCTAGAAGTAAATAGTTCGCCGGGCACTGAGGGTATTGAAGAAGCCAATAAGAAGAATATCGTTAAGGAAGTCATAAAATATTTTGATAACCCAGATTTGAGATATACTGTTCCAACAGAATGTGGTTGGGAAGAGGTTGTTAATGTAAAACCATTTGGTGAAATATCAGCAAAATTTGATACGGGTAACTACAAATTTTCTGTCCTTCACGCAGAAGATATAGAAATCAGTGGTAAGAAAATTACTTTTACACATGGTGGTAAAACCATAACAACTAAGTTAGTTGGTGAATATGTTTCGGTTACTGGTGGTGGTGAGGATGAACGTCCGGTAGTAGAGCTAGAATTTGAATTTTCTGGAACCAATTATGGTAAGGTACAATTTGGATTAGATGATAGGGATAGGATGGGCACAGATGTTTTGATGAACCGTAAAATGATGAGAATACTGAATGTCATCGTCAATCCTCAAAGAAAATATGTTGTTACTACCAAATATGTCCTTGACAAATAATCATCAGGATGATATACTCTTATAATGAACTTCTATACAAACGTATTGCAATACGGTAATTCTATTCTTGTCCGTGAGGTCAGGGATGGCGAACGCACGACTCGTAGAGTCAAATATGAACCCACACTTTTTGATCTAATCAAGACCAGTGAGGAAAGTGGATATAAAACTTTGGATGGCCAGAGTGTTCAACCACACTCATTTGAAAGCATTAAGGATGCAAAACAGTGGGTTTCTGATCGTGAAAATCAAGAAATAGTCTATGGTAACACACAGTATCCCTATTGCTGGATTGCTGATGAGTATCCTAATCAGATTAATTGGGACTTGGATCAGATGCTTATGTACACCATAGATATTGAGGTGGAATGTGAGAACGGATTTCCAAAGCCAGAAGATGCAGCAGAACCTATGCTGTCAATCACCATTAAAAATCACCAGACTAAAGATATTAAGGTGTGGGGAATTGGTGAGTTCCAAAATTATCGTGATGATGTAAACTACAGAATGTGTGAAAGTGAAGTACATTTGCTACAAGAGTTCTTATCTTTCTGGCAGAACAATTCCCCTGATATTGTCACTGGCTGGAACACTGAGTTCTTCGACATTCCATATCTGGTCAATCGTATTCGCAATGTATTTGATGAAGAAGAAATAAAACGTCTATCCCCTTGGAATAATGTATTTGCCCGTGATGTTTACAAGATGGGCCGGACTCATCAAACATACACTCTTGACGGTATTTCTGCATTAGATTACTTTGATCTTTATCGCAAATTTACATATGTTAATCAGGAAAGATATACTCTTGACCACATTGCTTTTGTGGAGCTTGGTGAACGTAAGGATGGCAATCCATATGAAACATTTCGTGAGTGGTATACCAAAGACTATCAGTCGTTTATCGAATACAATATTCAAGATGTTGAGATTGTTGATAAACTAGAAGACAAGATGAAGCTGATTGAGCTTGCATTAACGATGGCGTATGATGCAAAGGTTAACTTTACAGATGTTCTTGGCACAGTGCGTTACTGGGACATTCTAATTTATAATTATCTGCGTGAGAGGAACATCGTGATTCCTCAAAAGTCAGATCATAAGAAGGTAGAAAAGTTTGAAGGTGCTTATGTGAAAGACCCACAGGTGGGTATGCACAAGTGGGTTATGTCATTTGATTTGAACTCTCTATATCCTCACCTTATCATGCAATACAACATTTCACCAGAAACATTGGTTAACGGCCACATAGTGCCTGAAAAAGGTATGGTTGATAAAATATTAAAGGGTAAGATTAATGAGGATACTGAACATTGCATGACTCCTAATGGGGCCCTTTTCCGTAAGGATAAAAGAGGATTCTTGCCAGAATTGATGGAAGGTATTTACAATGATCGTGTCAAATATAAAAGACGTATGCTCGACGCTCAGCAGGAATATGAAAACACTGGGAAGAAGAGTCTACTTAAAGATATTGCCAGATACAACAACATCCAAATGGCAAAGAAGATTTCTCTTAATTCCGCGTATGGTGCTATTGGGAATAATTGGTTTAGGTATTTCGATTTGTTGGTTGCTACTGCAATTACAACTAGTGGCCAATTGTCTATACGATGGATTGAAAAGAGTATTAACATTTATCTTAATAACCTTTTGGAAACCAAAGATATGGATTTCGTGGTTGCTAGTGATACAGATAGCGTATATATCACTTTTGACAAGCTGGTTAGTAGCGTGTTTAAAGAGGGAACGCCGACTGAAAAAATTGTTAATTTCTTGGACAAGGTTGCAAGCGAGAGCATGGAACCTTTTATTGATCGTAGCTATCAAGCGCTTGCTGAAGTAACCAACGCCTATGAACAAAAGATGGTGATGGGACGTGAGGCCATCGCTGACAAGGGTGTATGGACTGCCAAGAAGCGGTACATACTAAACTTGTATGATATGGAAGGTGTTCGTTATAAAGAACCTAAACTCAAGATAATGGGATTGGAATCAGTCAAATCCTCTACTCCTGCTCCATGCCGTGAGAAGTTAAAGGAAGCAATCAAGATAATTATGGACGGTGATGAGAAAATGCTAAATATCTTTATACAAGATTTTCGTGAGGAGTTTATGACATTACCACCAGAAGATATTGCATATCCAAGAAGTGTAAATGGTATAGAAAAGTTCTCAGATAATGCAATAAGCCGTATGAGAACATTAAAAAAAATGGAAGAACGCGAAAGTAAGAAAAGGAAAGTGCTTACCAAGATCGGGACTCTTGATGATGAAGAGATAACGTATGGATTATTTGCATCTGGCGCACCTATCCATGTTAAGGGTGCTATTCTGTACAATCACTTGATTGAGAAAAATAAGTTATCTAACAAGTATCCTTATATTCAAGAAGGTGACAAGATACGATTTGTTCATATGCAAGAACCAAATATCTATCAGTCTAGCGCATTTTCTTTTATAACAAAATTACCAAGGGAACTTGACATTATGGGTAAAATAGACTATGATACACAATATGAGAAGTCGTTTCTAGAGCCCCTTCGTGTGATAACAGATACGATGAAATGGATATTGAAAAACGATGAAGTTGGAAGTTTGGAGAGTTTTTTCGGATGATATTGAATAGAGAAGATGCGTTGTATGCCGCCAATGTGTTTGTAGATTACTTTTCCAATTTCGGTAGGATTGATGACTATCTACGCAAGGTCAAACTTGAGAGAATGTCAAACTATCCAACATCATTGCCGGGCATGGGCCCGCAAGATGATATGTT